TCCAACTCTTCCTTCGTTTTAAATTTTGCACGGCCTTGTGGTCTTTGCATAATTCTCATTCCAATTTGACCTTTAAACTTATCTTTTAAAACATCAACTAATTCATCACAACTTTTATAACGAGTACCTTTAATTGTAGGGTCCATTATATTAATAAACATATGTCCTTTATCACTTAAACTATTATAACTATTTATAGAAACTGGAAGAAAAAACTTATCTCTCCACAATTCATATTGATTAAATTTACTCCACGATTGGTCCTCCACATATTCGCCACCCTCATTATATCTTTCAGTAGCAAAATAAGGTGGACTTGTAAATGCACAATCTATATTATCAATTTCATCCCAAGGTAAATCTTCAGCACCACATCTATATATGGTTACTTTTTTTACTCCATCAATAGTTACTATATGGTGTTTGTCAAATGTATCTATAATAGCTTCTGTACTTTTATTTCCTAATAAAGATTCATATGTTTTAATTTGTTTAATATATCTTTCAAATGTATTTGGATTTGGATCACAACCAATATATTCTTCAGCATTAGAACAATAAAATCCTGCAAGTCTATCACCCCAACCACAACTTGTATCTAACACTTTTTTAGCTCTAGTCATATCATAAACTGCTTTTGCTACATTAGGTTTAAATTGTGTTGCAATATAAGTTTGTAATCTAAATGCTGATACATAACTTTTATCATTTAATTGTCCACCTCTTAATTCTTCTTTACCATCAACCATAACTACTTTCATACCATTAATGCCACGCCACATTGGTCCTAAACATCTCCATATATCTTTTGCTGTACCGTGATTCCATACATCAATAGGAGATTTAAAACTATAACTTGAACAATTTAATCTTAAATCTTGGTGAAAATAATTTGATACATCATTGTGAATTGATGGTGCGTCTATTAAACCTAAGCCGTGTTCTTTAAAAGGATATTTGTAATCTTCATATTTTTCAAATATTGTTTTTGTTATTTGGACAATGGGTTTAACATACTGCCATACATCTTGTTTTTTTAAACTCTTAAATGCTTGTAGCATTATATCAGGTGAAATCTCCTTTAAAGGAAATGGTGGTCTAACTTTTGCAATATACTCTGCTAGTTCTTCTCTAAATTTTGCCTTACCTATATCATTTGTAATACGCTCAAATGTTTGTTGATCCATTACAGGTAATCTATTTTCGTTTATATGTTTATCCAAGAAGCTCATTATATACCTAGCCTTCCATATTTGTTTAATCTATTTTCAATATCTGGAATATATTCTTTAGTTTTTTCTATTAAATAATACTTTCTATTTTCTAATATACACGCCTCACCTGTTGTACCTGTACCTGCAAATGGATCTAATACTAATCCTTCTTTTGGTGTAACCAATTTAACTAGATATCTCATTAATGATAAAGGTTTAACCGTTGGGTGTTTAGAGTCTCCCTTTTCTTTTTTATTTGCTTTTGCACTATAAAAATATCTTGCCACAGAACCTTCATCTCCATATTCTACACCTGCTGGTTTTCCTGTTGATTTATGCCATATACCTCCAGACTTTGAACCTTCACCTTTATATTTTCCTGCTTTAGTATGTTGAGAAAAACTTTCTATTACTTCATCTGATCCATCATGTATTACATTAGCAGGATATCTACCATCTTTTGTTCTTTCTTTAATTTCTTCAGCACTAATTTTTCTTATTTTAAAAGTACCTGTACCCATATAACCTTTAGAGCCATCTGCTCCTGTTGTATGCCAACCACTTCTATCGTTTTCATCCTTATAAGGTACTCTACTCTCATCTATATTAATTGCACCTGTTCTATGTTCCAATATATTATCTACAACGGAACCATCTATTGGTTTTCTTGCCATAACAATAGGTTCGTGAGCAGGTTTTAATGCCGTACCCCAACCCTCCCATTCAGTATTACCTTTAGTAAGTATACCATCTTGTTTATGTGTTCCAAATTTATATAAATCATCTGTTGTTCTATGGTTTGGAATTTTACCTACAACTTGTCTTGTATTACCTAACTTCTTATCCATTTGTTTGCCAATATTATGTGATTTAGGAAAACCACTTCCATATATCCAATTTATCATATCTCTAATTTCAAACCCAGCATCCTCAATGGCAACTCCTAATCTATGATAATTTCTAGTAGCTGCAAAAGCAAGAAGATATGCTCCTGGTTTCATAACTCTATATACTTCATCCCAAAATTCTTTTTGAAATGCAATATCTCCACCGTCCCAAGTTTGTCCCATAAATCCTGTTGCAGCTCTATGATAAGGACCATTGCGTCCTTCTTTTTCATCTTGGTTATTAATACCTTTTTGTCCTGGTCCAAATCGTTTAACAATAGACGCTAAATGATAAGGTGGGTCGGTCACACACGAATCAAATATATTCTCATCTAAAGTTTTTAGATGTTCCATACTATCTGCATTTATTATTTTAGTTTGCATAAGTATATACCATAAATTTTATTGACAATATCAGTAAACATAACTGCCATAATTTCATATTAGTTAAAGCAAGATATTGTCCAAATCTTACAGACAAAGAAAGTGTTAATAATAATATCATCCATTCTAATATCATCCGAAAAAGTTCTCCAATGTTGCTCCTTGTCCTTCAATTGACCACCCGATTGAATCTAAAATAAATCTCAATGGGTCTGTAAATGTTTTTGTAAATTGAGTTTCATAATCTACATATTTTTGTATATCAAATTCTCTAGGAAGAATTGTTGAAAAAGATACTACTTGTTCTTTAAATGTATTGGGTAAATTTAGCATTAAAAATTTTATCTTATCGCCTTCTTTTATTGTTGGATACTTATGAGTTAAATGATTTCTTTTTAAATAATGATTATATATTAAAGCACCTTTAACGTGTATTGGACTTCCTTTTTTATATACATTGGAAGTATCTGTATATTTTAAAACATTATTACAAGTTCTAGGAAAAGCAATTTGTTCTGGTGTCATTTTTAAAAATTCTTTTTTAAAGTCAGCTACAAATTTAATTAAATCTTCTTGTCCTTGATTCATAATAACACCAATCGCTTCTTTAATCTTACCTCGGCAAACTTCTGGTGTAGATGATTTAACTGCTTCAACACCCATTACTTTTAATTTAGGCTGTTCATATCGTACACCTTCATCATCACATAAATTCAACACATACCGTTTCTTAGCGACCCATATACCCTTGTTTGCAATGACCTCACGTTTCATTATCATTTTTTGAGCATACGCATTTACGTACTTCGCTAGACGTTTAAAACTATCATCTATGACCTTTTGTAGTTTATCTTCACTTGCCTTATCTAAAAATTCAACTATTTGTTGTATTGATTTTCCTTTACAAACCTTTTCAACTAATGGTGCCATCTTAACATAAATCGAATCTGTATCGGATGCAACCACATAACTTTTATTTTCTGTTCCTAAAACCTTATTCATAAATTTATCAACATCATTTTCAACCCAACGAATTGATAATTGTCCACCTAAAGTAATTGCCTCTGCTTGTCTTACATCAAAATATCTAAAATATTGATTACCAATAGCACCATAAGCACTATTCAATGCAATCTTTTTTGCCATTTGAATATTATGACACCTTGAAATTTCATTTTTATAAATTGGGTCTTTTGTTTTTTGATATTCTATTTGTGCCTTGATAGATTGTTTTTTATAAACAACTCTTTCACCATACATTTTCTCCATCAACTCTGGAAGAAAACCTTGTTTATCTTTTTTAAACATAGCACCATTGGGTGCAATGGTTACATTTTTACCTTTTGCAAAATTTAAATCTGCTCTTTCATTTAAAACACTATCAACATTAACACCGTGATGTTGAACACCAACAAATGTTTCTGGTGAAATATTATACTGCATTATTAAATGTGGATATAAACTATTCAAATCAAAAGAAACAATCCAATCGTGCATTCCTAAAGCTGGATCCTTAACATACGCACCTTCATATTTTGTATCCTTTTCGTGTTCCTCTCTTGGAGGAATCATTATATTTTTATTTCTTAAATGATTATAAATTAAAGTATCCCAACATCTAACTTGACTAAACACATCTATATAATTTACCCGAGATTCATATGCCATCGTTAAACATAATTCAATCAATTTCATTTTGTCCTCAAGTTTATCCACTAACTCTACATCTTGGATATTATATTCTATAAATCTTTGATAGTCTTTAGTATAAAAATCTTTGAAAGTATCATATGGATTTTCAACCTTCTCTTCCCCTAATTCTAGTTTAGAAATATAATTTAATCTATAACTCTCTCTACGGACATAAGTAAATTTTCTATACAAATCAAAAAAATCTAATACGGTAATACCTAACATATTCCACCATTGAACATTTTTATTTCCAAATTGTACTCGTTCTGCATTAACAATATTCCAAGGTGATATTTTATTAATCGTATCATTGTCAAAAATCTTTCTCATACGATTCATTAAATATGGTATATCAAAAAACTTAACATTCCATCCTGTGATAACATCTGGATGATTTTTACACCAAAATTTTAAAAACTCTAATAATAAATTTCTTTCATTACTACATTTAATATAAGTTAAGTTTGATTGTTTGGTTACAAATTCTCCTATACCCCAAGTAATAAGTTGTTTATTGCTATGATTTTTAACCGTGATACAAATAATTGGTTCATTAGCAGTATCAACATCTGGGAAACCGTGTTCAGCTTCACACTCAATATCTATTGTAAATATTTTAATTAATTTTTTATCCCATTCAACACCTTGCCCGTACTCGTCAGCAATATATTGATATGGAAACCTGTCCATTCCATAGATTTTGAATTGAGGCATTGACTTATAAGTTTCCTTAAATTGTTTTGCCTTACCAATACTATGAAATGGTTTAGATTTTAGAAATGTGCCGTCTAGTGTCTGATATATAGATTTTTCTTTTGTTGGCGTATAGAGAGTCGGTTGATAATTAATTCTACTTAAATAGGGTTTGCCGTCTGCAACTCCTCTTATTAAAAGTTTGTTTTTATATTCAATAACGTTAGTATAAAAATTCATAATTTAATCTCCAAATCCATCAATTGCTCTTGGACTAATTTTTGCATTGCCATCTGTAGGTATATGTACTACAAGTCCATCAAGTTTTTTAGTCAATTTTACTTGACAGGATAATCTACTTGTTAGTCTTGTTGACCTTTCATAATCTAACCAGGCCTGTTCCTGACTATCATCTTCTGGTAAACCTACTACATCAATCCATTCTTTATCAATCCAAACGTGGCACGTTGCACAAATACATTGACCTCCACAAATAGCTTCTATACCATTTATATAAGGTTTAGCAACATATTTTGCAGCCTCCATTAATGTGTATCCTTCTTCTACATTAATTGTTCTTCTATAGCCGTTAGGTTGTACAAAGGATACTTTGATTTCTGACATTAAAATGCCAGATTTAATAGGTCAATTTCACCCATAATATATCTTACTCCTTCAAGTCTTAATAATTATGTTTCACTCACTTTCGGTTCTGTATCCGAAGGTCGTGAATCTTCTGCAGCTAAATCAGCTGTAGTTTCTTCCTCTTCTTCATCTTCTCTAGCTTTTTGTTCTTTAGCAAATCCTTCTGCCAAAGTTTCTGAAGTCGTTTGTTCTTTTTTTACATCCGTAGATGGTTTCTTACCAATGTTATATTTCGCCTGAAGATTCCAGTCCTTTTTTTCTTTAAACGCAATTATTTTAATTTGCGATAAAGGGGCTTTATCTTCAACAGCTTCTTTCTTAACTATTGATAACAAACTCCAGTCTTGCAATAAACTTGCAACTGTGTTTCTTCTTTGTATATCGTTTTGGATTAATGTTGCTTTCTTGCCGTCTAAAGCAAACAATTCTTTGAAATGTACTATGTAATATTTTCCTTGTTTATGTAGTATGTGACAAGATTGATATAAGATTTTATCTTTTCTACTTGCAACTCCTATTCGGGACAAGGTCTCCCTTATTTTCAAAAAGTCGTCTGGCTGTTTTAATGTTATCTCTAACATACTATCAGGCGACCATTGTATAGATTCATCACTCATTTTTTGATTCTCCCACCTTTTTCAAGTTTAGCTTTTATTAATTCAATATGTTCTTTAGATAGTATGTCCAGAGCAATTCTAGCTTTTTGATTGCTATAACCATAATATTCTTTTACATACTCTAGGTTTTTTGGACGACTTGTAGAAAGCCATTTGCCTCCAAACCTACGTTTCTTTCTTATACTATTTAGTAGGAAGTGAAATTGTAAACGTTTAGCCAAGCCGTGTCTTTGATTCATTTCATTACCCATTAAAATAGTATCAACGTGTTGTGATAAACAACGGTTAATAACAAAAGGTGGGTACTTCTTTTCCCAAGTTATATCATCGCTGTCTAATAAATTTTGTTTGCTATAATTGATTGCATTTAAATAATCTGATAATTTATACTGATTCATCTTTTTTTTCTTTCAATGGGTCCTTTATTTCTTTTATTTTAGAAACTTTATTGCTTTTAAATAATCTTTTAATTCTGGCATCATTACTCCTAAACCACCATCTCCAGATAGCAGACCTAGTCATAGAAACTACTGTAAATATTAAAGCAATTCCTATACTGTCCAATATGGTTGGATACAATCCAAATAGTGGAAAAAGTAGCAACTGTATTAAAATTGCCAAAATAAAACCACTACCTACATCTATTATACTTTCAAATATATCTCTTTTCATTTTATATAATATAATATTTAATAATACCCATTAGGAATACTGCTATTGCAACTGCATTTAAAAAGATTAATGCTCTATCGTGCCACAACATACCAACTACAAACCAGCCACTTACTCCAACTAAATGCACATATAAATTATATGGATAAACTTCCATAGATGTTAAAGACATTCCTAATAGTATAACAAATGCGCTAACCCATTTTATATACCAGGACAAATCGTGTAAAGGTGTTATTTTATCTACTTCGTATTTTTTCATTACTTAAACCATTGTAAGTACACTAGCCAAGGCACTAATATAGGCCAGACTATGTGTTCTACAATTTCGTATAACACAGCGAGTGTTAACAATATAGCCCAAAACTTTGAGGTCTTTGCTTTTTCAGAA